TATCTTCTAAACATCAAGACTGTTCAATACACAGATGAGAGTGTACGAGAACTTCTGAAGGAATCCGAACAGGCCAAGGTGGAACTCGAAATCATGAAAGCTATGAGCCCCATCAACATGTGGGAAACGGATATTAAAAATATGTGAGTAGTAAGTAGATATGGGTGAGGCTGCTAAAATTTCCCTCAAAGCTATTGGAAAGCAGGATACACACCTGCTTTCCAAAGACCCAGAAGAATCATTCTTTAATTACAATCCAAAGAGACATTCAGAGTTTAGAAAGTATCACCGCGCCCGTAATGTCGTGAACAACGGTACCATACCTGGTTGGCCATTCGCACAAACAGTCAAGGTTCAATTTAATCCTACAAACATGGGTGATCTATTGAGTAATATGTATCTGAGTATCACAATGCCCGCAATAACTGACGGTAATTATGCGGATCAATTGGGGCGACACATTCTTAAAAGTGTCACGATGTATGTGGATGATATAGAAGTCGAGAAGATCCACGATGATTGGGGAATTATATATGACGAACTGTACCTAGAAATATCCGAGAAAGTTGCAAATAGATTTCTCGTCAATAGAAATTTAGGCTATGATGATTCCAGTCAGTATGAAGATTATGCGAGGTACAGTTCAAATTTGGTCATTCCACTTCACTTTTTCTTTTCGAGGAAATACGCGAGTGATGAATATTCATCGAACAAACCCAACCGCCCATATTTTCCCGTGTGTGCGATATACAGACAAAAGATTGAGTTCGAGTTGGAGTTTCATGCACAAACATTTTTTACAAACACCACGGACACGTTGAGTCTTCAATCATTCAATCTCATCACCGAAGAAATCACGATCAGTCCTGAAGAACGAAAATATCTCGCGAGTGAGAGACAAACTTTCATCACAGATGTTGTGAAAAAACATCCAACAACAGTCAGTGAACTTGGTCTTGATATTATTCAGAATAACTTGGTACCAGATATTCCAGTAAAATGTATTCATTGGTTTCTCCGAAACACAGACTTTGAAGTTGAAGGTGATGCAGTAGGTTCGACAGATGTGAACGAGAAGAGATTGTACCAAAATAGATTCAACTTTTCTTCAAACGTGAGCTTCGACGAAATTCAAACATTTTTCGACCCCATCATGGAATCTGCGAGTTTTTACATCAACGGTAACAGATTACCCAACGTCACGAATACAAACCACAACTATTACAAGTATCTCATCCCATTCAGAAATCGTCTAGCGAGACCATACCGAAATATCTACACGTATAGTTTCTCGATGAATCCGATCAACGTGGAACCATCGGGGAACTTGGATTTTAGTCAGATACAGTCGGATAAAACATTGATCGAGGTGAAATTAGACACGACGGAAGTGGATGTCTCAGCTAAAACTTACTCTTTGCACATGTACTACACGGGATATGAAACATTCATATTTGATCGAGGGTTCATGTCACGGGCTTACTAAACAGAGAAGACTTGTTCCTCGCGATATAATCGATGATGTTGTTCTTGATACACCATTTGATGAAATTCAACTGCGCCAGAGTTGTATGAATTTCATGAGATGTTCCAGGAACTGTGTATGCAAACTTTTCAGATCGACAAAAGGGATCGAAGAGTTTTTTTGAGTATCCATCCAAACTTGACTTGTATGCACAATGGACTGTAAACAACTTTCCATCCTTTGTCGTGTAAGATGTATGGTTTTTTTTCGCGTAGTTTGTGATGAACCATTCCAAGTTTCGCAGAGAAATACCATTCGACTTGTCAAGAATGTTCATTAATTTAGTTCTGTTTTCCTCTTCATTATAGAAATTATTTATTGATGTTAGTAGGATACCAGTTTTACTCATTACCAATCATAGTACCCAAATCTATAAGCTCTTTTGAAAGTTCACAACCTGGACAGTTTTCAACAAATCCTCGCTCTGGTCCGTGGTTGTGACTATTTGACCGCATAAACGAACTACATATGAGACGGTTTGCTTGCATAGCGTGGTGTCTGCAGTATCCATTATCGGTAGCCCTAAATGTGCAGCGCTTACCATCATTCCTCTTAATTCCCTTACAGATCGTACCAGAGAAGGTATTTGGGATGTCTTTGAGGAGGAGGTCCAATGAAATTCCATGCTTCTTCGAGATGATTTCTACATACTCATTCATCATTCCGACGAGACGCTGATCTACTTCCTCATCAATAAGTTCGGCAATTTTTTCATGTAAACTCATTCCTTAATGCTATCTTGTGTGTATTTTTTAAATATATCTTCGACCGAATTCGATCGAGCCCCTTTAATCCTCTCTCGAAGGTCAGCTACTTTACCCGTGTCATCGAGACCCATCTTCCTACACTCTTCCATGAGTTGATCTTTCTTCATTGTGCTGAGAGCTGGACCAAGTTTTTTCTTTTTTGGTCTATGTTGCTCGATAATCTCACCAAAGATCTCTTGTTTAGGATTTTCAAATAAGGGGTCTAGAAGGTCACATACTGGATTGAGGAACTTATTCTCAAAATAATACAAATAGTCAATCGGTATGTCGTTTTCTTCGACATACTTGGGATCTTCTGACTTTTCAAAGGCTTTGGCTTTTGGATCGTCCGTTTTCGTGAGAAGATACGGTACACGATCACCCGATTGTGGTTCAGAACCTGGTTTTCTTTGACGCATCTTGACGACGACCTGAACATGGGACTGATTGATGTTTACACTCTCTGGACTGGTGATTGACACTGATTCTCCCTTGATCTTGTAAGTGTCGGCCAGTGTCTGACTCAATACGAGCTTTTCGTTGGGAACATCACCAGAAAGTAATTCAATCGCCCTCTCCTTGGCCAACTCCTTGGGTGGTCCCGTGTCGGGGGCGTTAAGAACAACATCGAGGAGTTCTTTACACACCTCTCTCACGTGAGGTGTGTTGTCGCGGCGTACAACCTGAAGACCCTTAATGTCTATGTAGTCCATGTGCATCTGGTCATCTTTACCTTTCGTCCATAACTTGGCGGCGTATCTCTTCTTAGAGTAAAGGAAATATGGCCAGTAGACCTTCTCGAGTTCAAGGTTATTTGGTTTCTTGAAAAGAGCGCTACACTCCTCCGCGGCTTTCTCACCTAGTTCCCAACTGTACTCAACCGCTTCCAAACCCTTACGATCACCCACATCAAACTCAACCATCACAGAATCGGTGTCACCATACCTCACCTTCGCACCGGGAAAGTTAGCCTCCACATAACTCTTCGTCTCCTCGATCATTCCACGACCCCTACATGTTGTCGTAGAAGCAATGGGTACACATGGAAGAATACCCTTACCAGCACCTGTAAATCCATATACAGAATTCATCGAAACTTTGTAGGCCAACTGTTTACCATTGTAAACTTCCTTCATCGATCCAGTAGCAGCTGCCATATCCTTCTTGGCCTTTTTGCGAAATTGCTTGAGCTCCAGAAGAATACTGGGTAGAAGACTTGGCACTCCCTGAGCAAATTTGTACACTTTGTCTCCAATCTTGAAGGTTTCGTAGGTCACACCCGGAACGTTACCGTAGCGCCGTTCATCCATCACCAGTGTGGAGTAGCACAGATTATGTGCCATCATGATCGATGGGTATAGTGCCTCAAAATCAAGGGCGGTGATAGGAGTATAATAGGCCCCTTTTTGGGCTTCGAGAACCGTCGCACCCTCGTAGGGCTCCTCCGGGAGTGCGCCATACTTAATCGTCGGTACCATGTATCCGAGTTCACGGGCCTTTTTCGTGAGCTGGGAGAATACCTTAATCTGCTGACCACGTTCAACGAGAAAACATAAGGGAACCCACGTCGCTTTCGCCATCTCCAAAAGGTTCAGGAGGGTGCACAACTTTTTCAGGAGTTTGTGGGGAAGAAGAGTATCCTTAATACAGTATTCGGCGACTTCACCCAATTTTACCGGATCTTCTTCTTTGTATCGAGCAAACATCTCCTTCGGGGGCATGTCAATCTTTTGATCACCGAGATACAACTTTGAAACCTCATTCAATTTATACGAATCGAGTTTGTATCCCTTCTTCACTTCATGAAACATATCGAAGATGAATCGTCCAGTCATGGGGAGAAGCTTTAGAAAGTTATCACCCAGTGCACTCGAACTCAACTTTTTCATCAACAGTTCACTTGGTGGGTCGTTGAGCTTACCCAGATTGAAAAACTCGGGATCACATTCAACCATGTGAGCCCTTTTGAAGATGTACTCAAGATCAAAACCAAATATGTTCCACCCAGTGATGATGTCTACATCCTTCTCGTGAAGATACTTTTGAAACGCTTCTAGCATTCCCCTCTCCGTATCGAAGCTCACGACATCAGGTCCTTCTGTTTTTTTATAGCAAAGACATACCTTCTCATATGGTTCGTCATTTCCAAACTTACACAAAGACAGGGCAATCTGGAAGCATGCATCATCGGTAATATCTGCATCTGGAAACTTTCCAGTAGAACTATTACACTCAATGTCAATGGACGCAACCACAAATGGTGCGATGTCGTCACGAGCTACAGGCTTCAGAGTTGTCCAATCATTGCACCAGAGATCGATATCTACCTTCGCGAGATGGGAACGAATACAATCCGAGCCAGTGTCTAACCAACCCGTAGATTGAATACCTGTGCGATGCATCAACCTCAGGACAGGATCTATGTTCGACTCGTAGACATGAAATTTTCGAAAGTTGCTGTTGTAGGCGAAAATTGAGTTGACCTTTCTACGATCCACGAGAGTTTTAAAGTTAAGACGCATATAGGCGAACATCTCATTATTTTGGAAACCCCAAACATCCTTCTTCTTTGTGAGACTGTAGCTCGTCACATGATCAGGGCGAAGTTTGTTCAGGTCATTATACAGTAGTCTGACTTCCTGTTCCGTAGTTCCTCTCGGCAACTTGACGAAAAAATAAGGTTCGAAAACAGTCGTGAGACACACGGACTTTCCATTCTCCGTCTTTCCCAAAATACTGATCAAGTGTTCGTCATCCACATCTCTCGCCTCCCAAGTCAAGGCTTGAAAGACTACCATATGTTTATAATGAGCGAAAATTTTAATATCGTTTATTAATAAATGTCTGCTGCTTTAATTGACCTCGTGTCCGTGGGCGCTCAGGATGTGTACATCACTGGTTCCCCCCAGGTCAGCTTTTTCCGTCAGAACTTTAAACGCTACACTAACTTCGCGATGAAGCCAGAGCGCATGGATTACATCGGTACCTTCGGTGACAACAATGAAGTGACCATCCCCATTCGCTCCAAGGGTGATCTCATGAGCTACATCTGGATCGAAGCGACAGGTATCGCTGGGTATCAGCAAAATTCTAATGGTCTTTTCTCTAACAATGCCGCTAGACCTACCGAATTCTCTCTCTGGATTGGTGGTCAGAAAGTGACTGAACTTGATTCTCTCTATATTCAAGGTGTTCACAATCCACTGATGCGCGACTCGTCTGCCAAGGCTTCTTTCGCTGTCACCACCAACGCCCGTAAGGAGAATCACACCGGTAATCACTACATGATTCCTTTCTTCTTCGGTGAAGATTGGACCAAGTGCCTTCCTTTAGTGGCTCTTCAATTTCACGATATAGAGATTCGTATAAAGTGCCGTGACGGTTTCACCCCTACTACCACACCCAAGGTTTGGGGTAATTACATTTATCTCGACACCGATGAGCGCAAGTATTTCACCGATACCGAGCATGAACTTCTTATCACCCAGACCCAATATCAGCTCGCGTCCAACACCGACACGGATATTGATCTCAGCTACTTTAACCACCCAGTCAAGTCTTTACACCTCGTTTCTGGTGCGGCGTCTGGTAGCAACTGGGCGGATGAATACAATTTCAGCACTGCATCCCTCTATATTAACGGTACCGCTCTCTTCGAGAATACCTCTAACGTTTACCACCACGATCTCGTACCCGAGATGCACTGCACCGATCTCCCCGATAACATCATCGACGATCTTCCCACCTACTCGTGGCCTTTCTGCCTCACCATGAGCAAGATGCAACCCACTGGCTCCCTTAACTTTTCTCGCATAGATAACGCGAAGCTTGTGCTAAACAGTCCCACTGGTGGAAACTCCCTCCACCGTGTGTATGCAGTCAACTATAACATTCTTCGTATCAAGAATGGTATGGCTGGTGTTGCATTTGGTAATTAATTCCAGTTATCAATTAAACATTTTGTCTTTTCATACATACGTTTTCCATAAAAGGTTTTTTCCTTTAGGTCATCCCAAATCGTAAGTCGGTGTTCGAGGAAC